CCAAATAATATTAAATTATATTTATCAATATATTTTTCATATAATATATTTCTTTCAATACAATATTGTATAAAAATATCCTTATTTGATTCAAGTAATATATATGTATTTTCTATATTTTCAGGATCATCTAAAACATTCCAATATTTAATATTACTTTTAAATACCATACTGTTTTCTTGTATAAGTGTATTTTCATAATATTTAATTGTTAATACATTACTTAATAATCTATATTCTAATCTTTCTTTTCTAGGTAATTTATGTATTTCTACATTACATCTAAACTTATGATCTTTTTTCCAATGTTTAATTTGACATTCTTTAGAGCAATAACAACATAATTTGCATTTGCTACAATATTTAAAATTATTTTTTTCATCAAAGATCAAACAATTTTCGCATTTACGAATATTATCTAGATTACGAAATTTATTCCATTTAACAATGATCATTTAGATATGTGTAATTATTTAAATCATTTTTTTAAAGATAATTTATGTAAAAACAACTTTAAGAATAATATTACCTCCAACATTAATTTCATCACCAACATATAATTGAGTTTTTTGAATAATTGCTACAACATTACCATTAATAAATGTTTTATTAAAACTACCAAGATCTCTAATAAATATTTTAGATGGATTAATTACTTTAAATTCAGCGTGTAATCTTGATACATTAGGATCACGTAAGATACATATATCATTTTGTCTTGATCTACCAATTTTAAGTCTTTTGTTTTCCTGTATATCATAAAATTCTTTATAACATTTAGAATCATCGATTGATATACAATTTAATCTTATTTTATTTGTCATAAATTGTTTAAAACATTTAAAATTACCAGGTTGTTTAAAATACTTTAAACAAATAGAATTCCATAAATTATTATTTGTAACAATAAGATTATAAATATTTTTAGAACTTAACATATATTTTATAATATCATCAATATTATCAAAATAAATAATAATAGAATCGATTATATCTAAGATCATTTATGTGTTTTTAACTTTGTTATCATTTTTAAATATAAACAACAATCTTGCTAATTATAATTTTTTCTATCAATATTAAAATTAATTTATATAATTAAAAAATCTCGATATATTTATTTGTAAAAAAATGATAACAAAATTAAATTCAAAAAAAATATAAATGAAAAAGATAAGTATTGTAGTAGAAAATAATAGTTATTATATTGTTGATAATGATAAAGAAGATTTTTGGAAATTACGTGGAGATAATTTTGGAGAAAGGTATTGGAAAAGATTTTATAGGCATCCTCATATAGTAAATATTTTAGTGAAAAAGAAACATAATAAGCGTAAATTAGAAATATTTTGGAAAAAGAATACAGAAGATAATTTAAATATTAAGATATTGAAGATGTTAATATTAGAAAAAGAAGAAATAGAAAGAAGATTAGAATATGAAGCAAAAAAGTATGAAAATAAGGTGCAAATCGATTTATATAAAAAATAAATATTTTTTATTATTTAATAAAAATGAAGATAGCAATTACAGGTAAAATATGTTCAGGAAAATCAACATTAGCAAATATAATTAAATATAGATTAAATTTAGATAAATATAGTTTTGCAGATAATGTAAAGAAATATGCGAAAGAATTATTTGATATGTCATATAAAGATCGTAAATTAATACAGGATTTTGCAGAAAAATTGAAAGAAATAGATAATGATATTTGGATAAAACAATTAGATAAAAATATAAAAGACAAAGATAATATAATTATAGATGATTTACGATTTGAAAATGAATATAATTACTTAAGATCAAATAAGTATTTTATAATAAAACTGTTAATTGATAAGAATCAACAGATAAAAAGAATAAAAGAACTTTATAAAGAAAATGCAAATGAACATATAAAAAGATTAGAACACATATCGGAATTGAATATTGATAAATTAGATGCAGATTTAGTAATTAATACAAATGATATTAATATTGAAACATTAATAGAAATTATAATTCATCAACAGTAAATAAAGGTTTGCATTCTCTTATAAGACTATTCTTATAATTGACCATTTTACAATTATTAGCAATTCTTTGTAATTTTCTGGCTTTTTCTTTATATAAATCTGACATATCAAGTGTTTCAGCTGTTTTACTTTGTTCATATAATTTATCATATGCTTCAATTAAGACATCAAATATTTTGCGACTTATATTGATGTATAGATCTGTAGGTGCTTCCATTTCTTGCCATTTAATAGGATCAACACCAGATAATTTAAACCACTTATCATTAACGACTTTGTATTCATTTTTATAAAAAAAATAAATAATAGCTGCTAAATCATAATGGGCACCTTTTGATCGAATAGCACTTTCAATTAAATCATTTAACATTATGCTTTTGTTATTTTATTTTTTGTTTATATATAATTTTTAATATGGAAATCTCATTAATTTGAAACCAGTTGCTAAACCTATACCTTGTTGTGCGGATTGTGCATAAGTAGGACTTAATATATCTAATATAGCAAAGATACAAGCGGCGGTAGCAGATAATATAGCAATTTCCCAGGTGTTAAGTTTATTAGGACCAATCATATCAAGTAAATATGCTACAATAGCGATCATAAGACCTTGGAAGAGGTATTTTAGAGCTTTTAAGATAAGTTCATTTATATCTACGTCATACATTTTATTATATATAAAGATATATTTTAAAATCAAATTAAAATGTCTGAAACAAAAGTAGATTATTTAGATGAAGACGAATCATTGAGAAATCAAAATTATGTTTGTGTATCTTTTCTAAATCCAGAAGATGTTATTAAAAATAAAGAAGCTTATTATTTTTCAAAGTTTATTAATAAGTTTTCAGATGATATGTCAGAATTATTAAATAATTTAATTGATAAATACCCAGATAGCAAAGATATAATTACAGGTATTAAAGATAATCATAATTATATTTTTAATAAAAATGAATTAAATGATCAATTAGCATTTTTCAAAAATACAAATGCAGATGATATTGAAAAAGATTTTCATACTGAAAATAATTTTAAAACCTCTGTAAGAGGCATTAAAGTAAGAGGTGTATATGATACAGTAGAACAAGCTAAATCACGTTGTGAAACTTTAAAAAAGAAAGATCCATATTTCCATATTTATGTAGCACAAGTAGGATGTTGGTTACCATATGAAAGTCATATTGCATCTAATGTAGAGAATCAAGAATATACAGAATCAGAACTTAATACATTAATGAAACATTATAAAGAAAATAAAGAAAATAAAGATATGGTATTTGATAATCGTAGAACTGATGCTATAAAATCAGTAAAAGATGAACAATCTGTTAAAAATGTATAACAGATACATTGAATAATACAGAAGATCCATGGTTAAGTGCGAAAGGTTGAAGTTAAAAATGTATAACATAACATTAAAATGAAACAAGGTAATAAACCCTCATTTAGATTAGAATTAAAGAAATTTGATCCTAAAAAAATTAAAGATGATTCTGTTATTGTAGCAATTGCTGCACGTAATAGAGGTAAAAGTGTATGTATAAAAGATATATTATCATATCATACTGGAATACCAATTGGTATGGTAATTTCTCCAACGGAACACGCGAATTCTTATTTTCAACATTTTATACCTAAATTATTGATACACGATGAATATACGGCAGATATAATAAATAAATATGTTCAAAGACAACAAAAAATATCAGGAAAACATAAAAAAGAGTTAGAAACATATGGTTATTCTTCAGTTGATCCTCGATCATTTTTAGTAATGGACGATGCTATGTATGATAAATCTTGGACAAATGATGCAAATATTCGTAAAATATTTATGAATGGAAGACATTATAAAATATTGTTTTTATTAACAATGCAATTCCCTATGGGTATAAGTCCAGCTTTAAGAACAAATATTGATTATGTTTTTATTTTTAAAGAAAATATAAAAAAGAATCGTGAAAGATTGTATGATCATTATGCAGGAATGTTTCCAAGTTTGCAAGTATTTGAACAAGTTTTAGATCAAGTTACACAAGATTATGGATGTTTAGTAATAGATAATAGAGCACCTGGATCAAAATTAGAAGATCAAGTTTTTTGGTATAAAGCTGATCCAAACAAAAACTTTAAATTATGTAATTCTGATTTATGGGATATGCAATCAATACAAGATGAAAAAGATAAATTAAGTAATTATGATGATAAAGAGGACGAAGATGAACAATATGATCCTAATATTGTGATAAAAAATAGTAAAAATGCGTGTAAAATTACAGTTAAGAAGAAGCAATATTAAAACCAGTTTCAATTACTTCTGGAATATAAGTAGATGTAGGTTCAATATCAGTAATTTTATTCATTGAAGAGTATATATAATAAGTAACAAAAGTTATAATAATATATAAAACAATAAAAGTTAATAAATCTTTAACAGTAATTGTTTGTTTTTTTTCAAAACTATTAATAATTATAAAAATTATTAAAGCTATACATAATGAATATATATAATACATTTTGTTTTTTATATTTTAAAAAAACGATTTGTTTATACGTATTACTTTAACATCCTTATTTATATCAGATGATTCTATTAGATCATCGTTTGATTCCATATCCTCCTTTACATTCATAGATTCTTTCAATTCTACAGGTTCTTTCAGTTCCATATCTTCCTCTACATTCATAGATTCTTTCAGTTCTACAGGTTTTTTCAGTTCTATAGATTCTTTCAGTTCCATATCTTCCTCTACATTCATAGATTCTTTCAGTTCTACAGGTTTTTTCAGTTCTATAGATTCTTGCAGTTCCATATCTTCCTCTACATTTATAGATTCTTTCAGTTCTACAGGTTTTTTCAGTGCTATAGATTCTTGCAGTTCCATATCTTCCTCTACATTTATAGATTCTTTCAGTTCTACAGGTTTTGTCAGTTCTATAGATTCTTTTACATTTGTAGTTTCCTTTACATTTGTATGTTGTTTTGATTCTATATATTTATCAGGTTCTATAGAGTTTATTAAAATATTAACTGGTTTAATTGGTTCTATATTTTGTTGAAATTGTTCAGTTTTTATTAAAGTTTTTATTGATTTAGTTGGTTCTTCATATACCGTTGTTGATTTAATTGAATTAGTATCTGAATCTACAACATTACCTTGAGTATCAAAAGTATTTTCTATAATAATTTCTTTTGTTTCTACTTGATTTTCTTTAAATTTAGTATTTTTGATTTTTTTTTTATTTGAATCTTCAAATATATTATGTTCTTTTTTTGATTCCTGGTTAATTTCAAAATACATTACTTCATCTTTATTATCATGTTGTTTATTTACAGATTCTTTAATATATTGTGTATTTTCAGGTTCTTCATATTCTTGAGTATTAGCATCAAATTCTTGTGATTCTTGATCAGTATTATCATCTTGATAATTTTCAGATTCTTCAACATTTTTAGGATATCCATATTCTTGAATGTCATTATCAGATTTTTGCGAATCTAGAGTATTTTTAGGTTCTTCATATTCTTGAATATCATCATCGGATTCTCCAGATTCTTGTGATCCTTCAATATTTTGAGTATTTTCAGGATCTTCATTTTCTTGAATATCATTATCAGATTCTCCAGATTCTTGTGATCCTTCAATATTTTGAGTATTTTCAGGATCTTCATTTTCTTGAATATCATTATCAGATTCTCCAGAATCTCCAGAATCTTCAGGTTCTCCAGAATCTTCAGAATCTTCAGGTTCTCCAGAATCTTCAGATTCTCCAGATTCTTCAGGTTCTTCAGGTTCTTCAGGTTCTCTAGAATCTCCATTTGTATCATTTGTAATATTAATTTCACCACCTACAGTGATTGTAGATAATTCATTTATAATTTTATGTAAAGGAACAAATGATCTTAAAGCATTTTTAATACATACTTTAGTTATTTTTTCAATAGAATTAATGTTATTTTGTCTTTGAATAGATGTAACTTTTTTATAAAATAGTATAGGATTTTTCCAAAATTCATTAGAACATAAAAGACATACTTTATATAAAAACTCAAACCATTCGGGAATATATACTTTAATTGATTTAATTGTAGAATTATTTTCAATAATCTTTATTTTAATACTTTTAGAAATAATTTCTGATAATATTTTTAACATATATTGTGGTGTAGCGTTGTCTTCTTCAATTAATTTATGTATGGTATTCATTTTAGCATCTTGTTTTTGTTTAGACCATTTAGTTAAAAGGACTAATTCATTTTGAAATTCTTTTAACGAAGTGCAATTATTTGAAATATTAACAAAGAATCTACAAATAGGTATAGTAGAAATATCTAAAAGATGTTCTAAATATTCATTTTTGTTTTCAACCAAAACATTAAGTTTATCGGTCATAATATTATTTAATGAAAAATATAATTGATATATAAAATTATTCGCACGTAAATATATCAAATACATTATTTTCTCTTAATTTAATTAAAGCTGTTCGCAGGTAAATAACATCATTCATAGCGTTATGTGCATTGGGTAATGTTTCAAGTTGTGAAGAATTCGCATAATTATATAATTCTAATAATTTAGGAAATTTGTTATTTTTACATACAAAGTGTCTAGTTTTTCTCATAGAACAACAAAACTTCATAGTATTAATTTTATTAATAATGTCAATAAAACCGAATCTATAAAGTTCGCTTAATAGAATACAATAATCAAATTGTAAATTATGTGCTATTATACAATTACATTGAAGAAGATCTTTTTCAAATATAGTACAAAAATCATTTATAGTAACACCTTCATTTTCTAATAATTCTTTTGTAATATTATGAAAATGTGAATTTTGAATAACATCAACTTCATTAATATAAAAGTTTCTTGAAATAATAACATTCAAATTATAATCTAAAATTTCATAACTAATTTGAATCATTCTAGAATTATCATATTTTACAGTATTTTTATAAGAATAAAAGTTATTAGAAGAATCTTTTGGTATTAAACCGGTTGTTTCAGTATCAAATATAATATACATTGATTAATAATAATAATTGAATCATTTTTAAATACTAGGAATCCAAGTCCATTTCAATTCTTTACAAATTTTCTTAAATACTTCTTCATTTTGTGCAATTTTTTGCCTACTTTTTAACAATGGAAATAGTGCAAGGTATTCGGGCATATCTAAAATTAAAAAGAATTTATGTAAAATATAAGAATATGAAATAAAATTTAATCTATTTGCGGGTGCATATTTAATAAATAATGGTTGAGTTTGCATAAACATATTAGATAAATTTTGTTCTAATTCTGGTGAAAATTGAGGTGGCGGAATACCATTAATTCTATTAATAATATATGCAGTATGTTCATAATATTTATGTGTTCTTAATTTCTTTAATATTGTTCTCATAAATTTTGGATTTAATTTAGTTGTATCTGTTATTTTCTCTTTCTTTAATTCATTAAGTATTCTTTCAAATACTTCATTTGGTATATCAGTGCTTTCTTTACCTTGTATTTGCGATATCCATTCTCTAAAATGATTAATTCTTTTGTAACTATAATGAATACCGTCTTTTTTATCATATAACATTATAGGTCTATTTTGTTCTGCTAATAGAACATCTTGATAACCGCATTTTAAACATACAATTAAAGCTTCTTGAACTAAATTAGTCATTTCATTATTACAATTTATACATTTAGAATTCGTAAATTCTCCATCAAGATGGTTAATATATTTATTATCAGTTATAGCTAAATATTCATTCACTAATTTTGATTTATCTTTATATTCG